GCTGTTACGGCTTCTACGTCTCATGCGTCTGTTGAGAATATTGTACCCTACATCGTTGTCGAAGATTGTCTTGTCTGCTGTGCGTGCGTTGAAGTTCTCTGCTGTGGCTTTGGCTTGTACCTCTTCCCTTGCTAACTTCTGATCCGTAGCGCTATCACCAATGGCACGGTTATAAAGTGTTCTACCTGCCTTAACAAAGATCCAACGTCTGAATGGTTCTGGTAGATCATCCCAAGGTAGGAAGTTTACCATCGTAGCATTCAACTCTTTACCGATATTATATGTTCTGTTCTCACGATCATACAGCCTCACACCACGCTGGATGTAATCTGTGATCCCTGCACTGCTGTTAAATAAGTAGTCAATATCACACTCTAATGTGGACTGTGGGAGAATGATCTCACCATCAGCATTAGGAGTTAGTGGGTACTTGTATTCAGTATTAAAATGCCAGCCTTGACTTTGGATCTCACGACTAACTTCTTCTAGTGAGTTCTGTGCTTGTGTCACCTCTAATGGTTGTTCACCGCCAAGTGAGTTAATAGGCTCCTCATCCAACATCTGAAGGATGATGTTTACTGCTGCTAGTTCTGTTGTGAATCCGTTTGGCATAATTAAAATAAAGGGTAGTGCCACACTGAGCGACACTACCCTAGGGGGTTAAGACTAAGCCTTGTTGCCGTCAGAGAGTTCGATAGCGCACTCTGGGCGAAGGATGCCGTGTCCAAGGAGGTACTTAGCGATCAAGAGATCAGCTTGGTACTCACTCTTCCAGTCCATCTCGGTAGACATATCACGAAGGATAACTGTACCGATTGCAGATGAGTGGAAACATAGTCCACGTGTTCCAGTGAAGTCACCATTGTAACCAGAACCTTCAGCACCAAACACATCGTTCTTAGCTGAACCATCACCAGTTGTTACTGCTGACAGATCTTGACCATTCGGCATATTGTTGGACATAACAATCTCAAATCCAGCGATACGACCAAGTGTACCTGCTGCATAAGAACCTTCACCACCAATGTCACCATTGAGGATCTTGGCTTTAGTTACATCGTCAAACTCACTTACAAGCTGACCATACTCTTCTGGTGGGAAAAGTGCTGTGCGACCTTCGCTTGGGATGTTCTTCTTATCGAAGACTACCTTAGCTTTGTGAAGTGCATCAGCAATCTGTGAACCAGTTGCGAACGTAGCACCGAAGTCCATGTTCACATCATCAGCACCTTCTGCTCCACCTGCTGTGTTGGAGTAGATACGAGTGCCACCGAATGTGCGGTAGCCATCACGATCAATAGTAGACTCAGCGCGTGCTGCGGCTGCTACAACCTTAATACAAGCTCCATCAAACTGGTTAGCCAATGCGTTACCAATCTCTGTGGAGTAGACTGAGGCTACGTCATAGTGGTTGATAGCATCATCAACATCGGAGATGAGGACGTTAGACATGAGCTTATCATCAATAGCGATTACACGCTCGTTGTGCTTGATGTTGTTAAGATTACCATTCGCAGGGTCGAGAATGTTCTGACCGATTGTGTGGTAATTAGCTGTAGCGATACCAGTTACAGGGAACTGGGCTGACTTACCATTAGTAATGGTACGAACCATATGACGCTGACGCATCACTGATTGAAGGTTAAAAGTAGTGAAAGTCTCACCACTAAATACTTTGAGGAATAGTGCGCGTGCGTCACCTGCTCCGTTTACCTGTCCCTGGCGGGATACATTTGTAGTTGGCATAATATAATTATTAGTTTGGGTTTGGTTTTACCTCATCTCTAATCACTTGTCTTGTCATTGACTGTCGATGGTATCCAGAACACTGGGCATCCGTTAAACGAGCTTTGTTATTATCCTATATTGGTGAAAGTTGTTATTAGAAGTTTGATACTGCAAGCTTATCTATAACTTGCTTACGGAAGGCTGGGTTAGCTTTGTATTGCTTATCTGCCATAGCAGCTTGCATTTCTAGCTTGTTAGCGAAAGGTTGTACTCCAGATGTAGCTTGCATTCCATTAACTTGTGTCTTCGGTGCTGAACCATTCTCACTTACATACTTACTATGCAATCCACTCACTGCCAACTTAATTGTGTTAATGTCATCTGAGTTGACTAACTTGGTATAAGCTTCTTGCTCTGATTTAGGTAGTGCTGTACGCGCCCAGTCTGCCATAGCTTTGTACTCAGCTTCACCACCAACAGAGTCATATACCTGCTTGGTTGCTTGTTCTTGGTTGACTGCATTGAGTTGTTTCATTGCCTCTTGACCTTGTGCAAACTGATCTGCTAACTCCTTAGATATACCTTGATCTGCAAGTGACTTATATGAAGCTTCATTAAGTTCACCATCTGCAAAGAATTGTTCAGCAGCTACATTGATAGCTTCCTGCTGAGTTGTTGCATCTGGTGTAGACTCTTCAGTTGAATCCTTCTCTTTAGATTCTAGTCCTAGACCATCCTCACGCTCTGGTTCTTTCTCACCACCTAGCTTTGCTTCCAACTCTTTATAAGCCTTGGCAAGATCTTCGGGTGAATCAAACTTCTCTGGTAGGTATTCTGGACGCTCAGATGACGCTGAAGCTGTCTCAGTTGAATCTGGGACTACTGTTGCCTCTTCTGCTGCCTTGTCCATCTCAGCGCCCTTCTCTTCCATTGTAGGGATTACTGTTGGATCTGTTTCAATGCTATGTTCTACGTGTGTACTCATTTATTATTATTGTTGTGCATTCTGGGCTATACCACTCACGACTTGTGGTGCTACGCTTTGTGCGGTTTGTTGCATCATCGCTTGGTTTTGTTCTTCAGCAGCCTCTTCATCAGTCTTAATAAGACCTTCAGTTTGGATACCTAGAGCACTAGCCTTACGTGAAAGATATTCTCCTACATGAACCATACTCAATGCTTGTTCACCAAACATCTGTAATGACCCTGCAAGCAGTTCGTCTAGCTTCTGTACATCATTACCACGACCAAGTGCATCTACACCTGTCACGATTGCTGGCTGTACTAACTCTTGTGGTAGATCACCAATCTTACCATCCTTACGCATCCTTGCCAGCATCACTGATACCAATGGGAGTTGTAGTTCAGTTGCTAAGATAGAGTAAAGACCACCTAATGTAGACTCCAACTCTTGTGTGATCATTCTAATCTCTGCTGCTGTAACACGTTCTGCTTGACGCACGTTACTTGCACCAGCTAGGAAAGCTTGGGATAGACGTTCTTTAAGTCCATTTAGAACTTGCATAGCTACACTCATGTCAGCTTGCTTACCCACCTGTAGGGCTTGAATTGCTTCAGCATTACCGCTTGCAAACCCACCATTAGAAGTCTCTGAAAGATCACGGATGTTTGTTTGGCTATTAGGATTAACTAAGAAGATAACACGAGCTGCTGCTGTAGCACCCTCTAGGATCGCTTTGCTAAGTCCTTCAGCAGAGTTAAGATCACCAATATATTCTTCAATATAGCCTCTACCATAATGCTCGCCATCCATCTTAGCCCACCGTAACGCCATGTAAGGGAGTTCTTTTTTCTTATAAGAACCACGACTTCCATCAACTTCAGCATCATTAACCTCCTGGTATGTTATCCACTTCTTACCTTCTAGTTTGGTAATAGTGTAAATCTTAACCTCTTTACAGTATTGATCTTTCTGAAGTGCAGTCTGGCGTACTTCATCACTCACTACTGCTATATCTAAAGCCTCGCAAGTGATGATACGCAAAACATTGCCGCGTGCGTCACGTTCAACCACATAATCACGTAAGGTAAACACTCGTGCGTTCTCTTCGTTGATATGGATTAGAACATTACCACTTAACACAAGTTGGCGTAGTGCTGCATAGAGAGTGTTACGGAATCCCATAACCTCAATTTCTTTAAGAACTTCACGCTCTAGGTTAGCTAGGGCTTTGTCGAGTTCTTCTCTAGTTGCGGCATCTACACCTTCCTTTGTGGCTTCAACCTCATTGATTAGTAATCTAAAGAATGGGGCATTCGGGGGTAGTAAGGCTAAAAGTAGTTTTGCGCTAAGACCATTAACACCATTAGCACCGATAGATTGATAGGGGGTATCAAACTCAGTGGCATAGTTAGCACCTGTTTCGGGGAATAGATGTGGAATAGTGATCTGTGCTGCCGCTTCTGCACGTTGAGTGTAGACAGTTCTATACGTCTCTAACTGCTTGTATTGCCCAGCAAGAGTGCGAACATCATCAAGGTTAGTTGGGGCTGTGTATGGATTACCAGTCTGCATTAGTTCCGCGGGTATCTACATGAACGAAGGTGCTATACTTACCAAGACCACCTTTGAAGTCACCAGCATTGCGGTACTTCATTAGGCGTGCGTAAACATATGACGGAGAGAATCCATCTACTTGTAGGTCGATTGCTTTGAACTCCTTGTGTAGACTCTTGGTAGCACCACCACAATTCTTGTTATACTTAGCTGAACGATATGATGATGTAACCCTAATAGGTACTCCAAGGTCAGCACGTAGACGATCAACTAACTTAATAGTTGGTATGATATTATCCCATTTAGACTTAGGTGGGAATGTATTAAGATTCCTTTCAAAGTAGTTTGTGAACTCGTGAGCCTTGAAGTATTTAACTCCTAAACCACCGAACCACTTGTTGAACTCTTTCTTCACATCACTCATATTATTTATCTTTGTTAATCTCTCCTATGAGATATTTAACTTCATCTGTTGATACGTCAATCTTTTTGATTATACGTTCCTCTATCAAGTTTGAATGCTTCATGTTATCTTCAAACATCTTAGATGCGTGTTCCCTTGACTCAGCTATACTTAACTTACTTTCCCTCGAATCCTTTTGAATACTACGAACGAACATAGGTAGAAGCCCTTTGTTCTCATCAAACAATCTCACTCCAAGATACCTCAACACCCTCCATATGGATATACACATGATGAAGCATATGAATATCCAAGGATGCTCATTTGCGTAGTTAATATAATCACTCATTGTCACACTTATTATAGTTGTTAATCAATTCTGGTCTATAGAACTCCTCTAAATGCCTAGTCTTATTGTAAGCTCTACGACCACCAACACGGACTGCTCTGTGGATTATAAATATAGATGTTCTGCGAAGTCTGCCTTCTGATTTCATTATTCTCTTAAAAACATCATCTGACAACTTTCTTGATAAACTTCTAGTGCTATACAACCAGTCATGGATTACAGCAGCGTGGATGATCTTGTTGTCGTAAGGTGTAACTCCAATGATAGACCATGCTAACCTGGGGATAGACGCACCATCAAATAAGAATCCTGCTGGAACCTCAATCAACCCTTCTATCGGGTCACGCCAAGCATAAGGAGCAAGTAACATCTTTCTGTCACCATGCTCACCTATGCTGAGATTATGTAAGCAATTACTCACTTTCTAATCTTGGCATATCTGAAGGTTTAATTAACTGCGAGAATACTGGTACAAGTTCTGACATTGGTAGATAGCCACTGTAATCAATACATGAAGCTGTGTTTAGGAACTTACGACCATCAATATCAACGATAATGCAATTAGGTTTAAGCCACTCATTCCACGTCCTCACAACCTCTACACCTTCTTCAGTCGTATATTTAGCACCAATAAGGTCAGATGGAACCAAGTCTTCACCAGAGCCAATCTCAATGCAAAGCTTGAAGTCTACAACGTCACCACCTTTAGAGACAACGTACTGACCCACATCAACCTTCATTAGGTTCTGGAATACTTCAAACGTGGTGATTGAACCATCAGTCCAGCCATTACCTTTCTTTCGGTTAGCATCATCTGCAAGGTCTTTTAAGCCTTGATCACCTGTATCTTTATCTAGCAACTCAATGCCTACTTTAACTTTAACCATGATTCTATTGCGCTCCTGTTGAGTTTCTTTCTATCAGTATTGATCTGAAACCAATAACTGCTGTGCCTGTATCAGTTTCTAGGTAGAATTTACCACCGTTTGTAACGAATGTCTGTAGGCTGAATACTGGGAATGTGAATGTGTAAGCTTGAGGGTATGAAGAACTCCTTAAAGCTTTTGAATCAACAGCTATAATTATAGTTGGTGTAACATCTGCACCAATATCAAGCTGGCAGTTGATTGATTTAGGATTACCAGAAACACTATTGATTGTAACTTGTAACCTCACAACAAATGAATCACCAACAACAGCAGGAGATATTCTATTAGTGGATGTGTCCCATAACTCTAAATTAGTAGCTTTGTACCCTTTAGGTAGATAATCGCTGTTACTTTGAGCATCAGCACCATCAATAGTTATCTCTGTTGGTGATGATGTTACAGAGATGGTTGAGCTAATATCATCAACATAGAAGCCGAATCCTGTAGGTTGTGCTCTATCTGAATCTGGAATACCAACATTACCAAACATATACCACCCCTCATCAAATGGATTATACCCAGTGTATAATGCTCCGTTAAGTGTGTTATCTAATTTATTTCCAAGAACAGTACCAGATCCACCAGAGATGATATTACCGCTATCAACTTGCACATTTAAGAACGTGCTTGATGCTGTCATTATTCCAATGTTATTGGTTATGCTCCATGCTTTAGATAAACAACCATCTAAATCAATAAGATACCCTGTCACATCCTCAAACTGGCAACCAGAGATTGCAGCGTTTAGTATGTTACCACTAAGAGATACCCCATTACCAGCATTGATAAACGAACAATAATCAACTATTAGGTTTTTGAAGTCTGCGGCTGTGACACAAGAATCCATACCAATGAATGTCACCCTAGATAAGATGATAGTATCAATAGATGAATCATTCGCTAGTAGACCATTTAATCCAAAGCTGATAAGTATTAAATCTTCAATAATTATTGAACTTGAGCAAGTGATGAAAGCGTTCGGGTTTGATGTTGTGATTGATGAACTCTGTAAGTTCAACCCTCTAAAGTGAATACCATCGCCAGTTGCATTAAATCGGTTAGCACCTATATCAATAGATCCATCAATAATGTAGGTTACTCCATCATCTGGTAGCGTAATCACATTACTTACAGCAGCAGGGAAGTCAGAAGCAGACTTAATGACTACAGCAGTATTAGAAGCCTTATCGTATAGCTCAGTGAAGTTATCATTGAGCTTGCCACGTTGAACACCCATAGTGTCCAGGTTGTTTAAAGTTTGTTTAGCCATAAATTTAATCCTCCCATATTTCTGAATCGTCCCAAATGTCTGTATCTATCCAGTAATTAACTGTAAAAAAACGGTTAGCTTTCCCCAAACACGCCCCCGATAGTACCTCAGAAAAGAGCGTATGTCTGTCTTCTGCTACCGCGCTAATGGTTCGCTTGAACATCGGATTGGTTAATGTGTCTCCGAAACTGTAATCTGTCAGCACAACCCCAGAGGATAGGACGGCTGGCGTAGTGCCTCCATCGGTTGCCACGTTGTAGAAGTCTAGTTCTGTCTCTGCATCGTTGTGTCCATTTGGTACTGCTGGATTGGTAAGCGTGCCGCCTACAGCGTCGAGTGAGTTGCTACCCTCTGCCGCTGGTACTCTCATGTTACCAATTGCTTGCATTGAATTAGGAGCTGAAAAATCAG